GTAAAACCTTATAACTTTTCTTATACTTTTAAGCGTTTCGAGCAAAATCGTCAAGGTAACACGGTAACATTAGGGTAACATGTAAATTGTTACCCAAGAATTCAGCAATGGCGGGGGCTAGAAGCTAAGGTAACAAAGTAACATCATTTTTCCTTCACTTTAAGAGAGAATAATAATAAAAATAAGGGCAAATAAGTATTGTTATATAGTAAGTGAGGCCATTTTGATGTTACTTTGTTACTTTTGGTTTAAACTTGTGATTTATAAAAGTTTTTTGGTAACAATCGCAATGTTACCCAATGTTACCCAATGTTACCTTTAGTGTTTTTCACTAAATACGCTTTACATTATCCACCTTAGATAATATTATCTCTATGACTTAATATCATCTAAGGTGGATAAAAAACGATGAAAATATCACAAAAGAACGAAAAACTCCCGATAGCTTACAAGGTTTTAGTTAACAGCGCATTTTTGCAAAACTCACAAAAAGACATAACCGATGCTTTGACAGACCTGTCAGATAGCGTGCAAAAGGTATGTGATGCGTTAAACGATTTCGAGGTGCAAATTAAATACAACACCCGCTCTACAAATCGTGCTTACCTTTTTTATATGACCAATTGTCTGTGGGATAACCTGACCATTGACTTCGAATCTATATGGGTCGGCGAATACGAAAAGCTTTCTGAAACATTAGGGTGTGAGTTTGACGCTGTAATGAATGATACGCGCAGTAAACCCCTATATAAATGTGGTGAAAGGTTGCGCGCGGCAGTAAATAGTTACGACAATCAACACAAAGCCTTTAAAGATATTGCGGCGGAGATTTTAAATGCAAAATAAAATAAAAGATGCGTTGTTGCATGGTTTTGACGCTGTACCCTGGATTGAAATCGACGGTGAGCTAAAACCTAGAAAATTTAAAGGGCGCACATATAAAGCTGGGCATACTGCTTGGAAAGATTACTCACACAGTTTATTTAGCATACATTTAAACGAATGTGTTCTGATTGATATTGATGGTAACAAAACCGACACCCCTTTAGGTGAATTGTTACACAACGTTTGCACCACATTAAACCTAGACGAATTTGATTTAGAGTTGGCTGAGTTCCAAAGAAACGATAAAGGTGATTCCTTACACTATCTGTTTAGAGCGCCGCGTGGTTTTGATGTTAGCCGTTATCAGCAAAGCAACGACGGTAAACTGATAAGGCACGTTGACTTTAAAACGGGAAACCAACTGGTACACATTAAGCAAAATAAATCTGTTTCATGGGTTAAGCGCGAAGACTTGCCAGAGTTAACACCTAAGCAATTTGAAACGCTATTCGGCAAAGAACACGACACCTCATTGGATGATGACCTTTTATCAATGGTTAACGCTCAACCCGATACAGATTTAACCGATAGCGATGTTAAGCGTACACTCGATAAGATTGACGTTTCAGTTGTAGACCACGACCAATGGTTGCGAATTGGACTAGGTATTTCACACCAATACCAAAACAGCGAAAAGGGTAAGCAGATATTCAAAAACTTCTGTAAGCGATTTGGTGATGATTACGACGAACGGGAGATTGATTCACGCTGGCCTACGTTTAACGATAACGGGCGCACTAATCGTGTCACATTTAGAAGCGTTAGCGCAATGGTACACACAAATGAGCGCGAATCATTAAAAAAGACATTGGTTGATGATGAATATCGGCAACGTGCAAACGAGGTCACAAGTTACGCTATCGAGACTATAAGTAAATCTGTAAATTTCAACATCGAGGTGGACACCGACACAGTACAACTAATGCTAAAAGGTTCATTCTGGAACGCTAACCAAGCAAAAATAAATATGACAAATAACGATGATGAGCTAGTTATTTTCCCAGAAACAAAAGCGTCTGAAATGTTGATAAAGCGATTTGGTCAACCTGTCAAAAACATGCAAGACTTTACTGACCACCTACAGGCGTTAGAGTTACCCGCAACAGAAGTTAAACGTTACAAGTCTTTCTTAATGTCAAACGTAATATCGTCTATACAGTTTAATAGCCAGGGTGACTCACTAACTTACTGTGTGGATATGTTCGCCGAACGCACCCATTTTAAAGTCAACGCTAACAATGTTGTTGTTAACTTTAAATATAAACCGTTGTTGTTAGGTGGCAAGCATTACCGCGTTGAGTGTGATGAATGTGTACAAGCGTATCTGTCACATTTTCCTGAATGTGAGGATCTGTTAAACGTTATTGTTGCTTCACGCTTTGCCAGTTCACGCAAAAAAGCTTATGTGTGGCTAAAGTGTCCGTCTGATTGGGGCAAAGACGTTTTTCGTAATGCACTAGGCGCGTTTCATTTTGAAATGTCAGTGAGTGAAGTTGAAAAAGCGTTAGAGGGTGCACCTGTGGGTAAATCACCCCGCGCAATGTTTAGAGCCTTTGCAATGGTTACGAATGAATTCAAAAAGGTTAAATCTGAATTGAAACAACTTGAAGATGACATAACCGTCGCACCTAAGTATCAATTAGAAACCACCGTTCCTTTGTATACAAAGTTGTTTATGAGCGCCGAAGGTGTTGACAGTTTAATCGGTGAGTATGGCGTAGAAGACCAATTCGCAAACAGGTTTTCAATGATTGAGGGTGTAGGGAAATTAAACCAATTACCTGCGTTTATTAAATTTGGAAATACGCACTTTGTTAATGCTGTTACCACGTTCATAACTGATAAAATAAATAGTTTAGTCGATGAATATAGGGTGCTAACGCCTATGGAAGCAACCGCGAAAGGTGACGTCAACGTTGAGCAATTTCATTGTAAATATGGCCTAAAAAATACTTCACGTAGTATCGCCGATTCTATGAGTGAAATAGCCGAAGACGTAAAAGAGGAAATATTGAAGCGTTACCAGTTCGACGGTGGTGTGGAACACAACGGCGTATTCTACCTCAAGGGTGCGAAGACTAAAATACAAGACATCATTCGAAACGGTGATTTGTTTACGATTTCAGAAAGATACACCATTGCACACAAAGCCGATGAGATAATTAAAATATTATCTCATGATGGTTGTGGTAATAAGTTGCGTAAGGTAGAAGGTAAAACGTGTAGATGTTTAGATATATCGTTGACCGATGGTGTGCCTTTTTAACCTCACTTGCTCAAATCAATAGCCTTAAACTCACCCCCTGTTATGCGTTCCACTTTCAGCGCGTTAGCGGGGGGAATGTAACCTATCTTTATCCACTGGCTAACCGCCGCAGCGTCCACGCCTAGCGCCTCGGCTGTTCGTTTCTTACCGCCAAACCAATTAAAAACTTTTTGTAAATCCATCTTGTTTAACCCTTGCTTAATGTGTATAGTTAAGACTAGCTTAAAAGCTAAAACGAATCAACCATAAACGTAAAAGGAAATAAAGATGTCTTTAGAATCTAAAATTGATTTACTGATAAAAGCTGTAAACGAACAAACCGCCGCAATAAACGCGTTTAACGGTAACATTGAAAAGTGGCTAACCGTTCCCACCGAAGAACTTACACAAGAAAAGGCTTCTGAGCCTACACCAGAGCCAACCGTTGAACCTGAGCAAGACGAACTAGCTGCGGATGAGCCACAAGCTGTGTTAACGCATAAAGACGTACAGGATGCTGTACTGGCGTTCGTGCGTAAAGACGTAAAGACTAACAAGCCGAAAGTTAAAGCGCTACTTGAGCAATTTAAAGCGCAAAAGGTAGGCGATGTTAGCGAAGATAAGCTAAACGACTTCCACACTAAACTGGGTGCGCTGTAATGGCCGCCCACGCAAAGCTATCAGCCAGCGGTTCGCACCGTTGGCTCAATTGCCCTGGTAGCATTAAAGCCGAACAGGATTTACCCGATAGTAGTTCGCCAGCCGCAGCAGAGGGCACGGCTGCGCATGACATGGCCGAACACTGCCTACTCAATAGCGTCTACGCTGAAAGTCTGATAGGTGAGAAGTTTAACGGCATTGTAGTTACGCAAGAAATGGCGGACGCTGTACAACAATACGTTGACTACGTGAAAAGCTTTAGCGGTGAACACTTCTACGAGGTGCGCGTGGATTATAGTGCGTATGTACCAGAAGGTTTCGGAACGTCTGACGCTATCATCTTACAGCCTAACAAGCGCACAATGCGTGTAATCGACTTGAAGTATGGTAAAGGTGTACAGGTTTACGCTGATAACAATAGCCAAGGTATGATTTACGCGCTAGGTGCGTATGAAGATTACGGCATGATATACGATATTGACACTATTAGTATTGCTATTGTGCAACCGCGCCTAGACCATATCGACGAATGGGAGATAAGTGTATCTGATTTGTTGGAATGGGCCGAAACGGTAAAGGAGCAGGCGCGTTTATGTTTAACTGATGACGCGCCACGCATACCAGGTGATAAACAATGCACGTTTTGTAAGTTTAAACCGCGTTGCCCTGAGCAAAAAGAAATGACTGAAAACGCGTTAATGGTCATGTTTGATGAGGTTTCACCGTCAACCGTACAAAACGTTGACGCGTTAACCGATGAGCATTTAGCACAAGTCATGAAGCATAAAAAGCTTATAGAGGGTTGGCTTTCATCGGTTGAGAAACATATCACTGAGCGCTTACAAGCGGGTGAATCTTTCGACGGTTACAAGCTGGTAGAGGGTCGCAGTTTACGCCAGTGGTTAAACGAGGAAGAAGCGCAAAAGCTGTTAAGCGAGTCGGGTTATGATGAGCAAAAACTTTACACTAAAAAGTTTGTATCAGTCGCACAAGCTGAAAAGCTGATAGGTAAAAAGAACCGTGAACTTATCACCGATTTAGTGGTTAAACCTACTGGTAAACCTACGCTTGCACCTGAGTCAGACAAGCGCCCAGCATTAAATGTCACAAAAGATGATTTTGATGCTTGCTAATTAAAATCAGTTAAGCTATGCTTAACAACGTCAACAATGACAATCTAACTTAAAAGGTAAAAATACAAATGGCTAAAATCAAATTAAACAATGTTCGTCTTTCTTTCCCGTCACTGTTCCACAAAGCATCTTTTCAAGGTAGCGAAGGTAAATACGAAGCAACTTTTCTTTTAAATAAAGAAGAGCATAAAGACGTAATTGCTAAAATCGACGCGGAAATTAAAGCGGGTATTAAAGATAATTTTAAAACGTCTAAAATCCCATCTGACAAGGTTTGCTTTAAAGACGGCGATGAAATTGATTACGATGGTTACGCTGGCTGCATGAGCCTGAAAGCTGCTAACAACAAACGCCCTATGGTTATCGACAAAGATAAATCGCCATTAACTGAAGACGACGAAAAGCTTTACGCGGGCTGTTATGTCAACGCTATTATTGAATTTTGGTACATGAATAATCAGTACGGTAAAAGAGTTAACGCTAATCTGTTAGGCGTTCAATTCTTTAAAGACGGTCAACCGTTCGGCGATGGTGTTAGCGCCAGCGAAGACGACTTCGACATGTTCGACGATGACGATGATGGTTTAGACGGTTTAATATAAGCTTTCATCTTTTAACGGGCCGCCTTTGAGCGGCCTTTTTCACACAGGATACCCCTGTTATGCAAAAAATTGTTATAGACTGTGAGACATATACTAATTATTTTCTCCTTTCCTGCCTCAACATCGAAACTGGCAACGTTCGCCACTTCGAGTTTTACGACGGTAAACCGTTAGACATAAACACCATTAAACAAATTATGACACGCTGCACGACCATCAGCTTTAACGGCTTGGGCTTTGACTTACCAGTGTTAGCGGGTGCGCTTAACAAGGGTTACAGCGTTAAGCAGATAAAAAAGTTAGCTGATAGAATTATCAAAGAGAACAAGCCTTCGTGGTTAGTGTGTAAAGAGTTAGGTTTATATATTCCGAAGAATTGGGATCACATTGACTTGATAGAAGTCGCACCTGGTCAGTCTAGCCTTAAAATTTACGGCGGACGCTTACACGCACCAAAGCTTCAAGATTTACCGATTGAGCCTCCC